TATGACTCAGACAGGGGGCTGCAGTATGAACTGTCAGCTGAGGAGATCGCTAAGTACCATGGGGATAGCACTGATGCTGTCTCATACGGAGGTGAGTTCTAATGTATACAATCAAGTATGAGCGCGAAGGCAGGCGACCTAGGACCCTGCAGTACGCAACCCGTGATAGCGCGATGAAGTCTTGGGATAAGTTCTGTGACGTTGCCGTTGGCGGTGACAAGCTAACGCTTGAGCATCCTAAGGGCTCCATTATATCGCAGTATGAACCTGCGCGGGAGGAAGACCGTGGGTTGGCGTAGAGGCTTACTCGTCGCTGTACTGCTCGCCATGGGCGCCTGTGGCGCTCTACCTAAGCTATCCGTAACGCCTATTAGCGTGGATAGCACTATGGGTGGCGAGCACGAGACAGCAATCGACGAGGATAATATGGTTAAGGTACAGACCGGTGACAGCAGTACCACTCGGTATGAATCAGACACCGTAGAGCAGATCTACAATGACGTGCAGGAGTACCCGCTGTGGCTCGTGTTGGCATTCGCTATTGCAGTTGGAATAGCCTTACCATCACCTGTGGCCGCTTGGGGCAACTACCGTCGTCGTAGGTTACTAGAGAAGCAGATAGAGGCCTTAACGAAGGCCCTGTCCAAATCAACCCCGCACTATCAATCAGATATGGAGAAGACCTAATGATATTTTTAGCAATCGGAATCTTAGCATGCACACTGTACCCACCAGCCGTGATCTACATCGCTTCAACGTGGGCCGTGATCTACGTGGTCACCTTCACTGCATCGGTTATCAGTGGGCTCTCTAAGTGAGCGTAAAGTCTGACCATAGGGTGGCGCTGATTGAGGACCATAACCGGTCCCATGAAAGCGTCACCGATGCTGAGATGGTACGCATCAAAGATGAAGTGGTAGAGATACTCGTTGGTGAGTATGAGGACCACGTTAAGGAAATGAACGAGAAGTACATCGACTACGTGAATATGGATCAGTGGTTGAAAGCTAAGAAGGCTATAGAAAAGAGAGTTACACGTTCGCTGAACTTACGATCTAAGTATCGGAGTGACGGCTCATTGAGGAGTTAAGAAAATGCTAATATTCGATTTAGAGACAGACGGCTTGTTAGACACCGTTGAGTTCATACACTGCGTCCACATACTTGATACAGATGGTGATAAGGACGTAGAGCGCTATAACGACCACGGGTACAAATGTGCCGGTACGGTTGCTGAGGGCGTTGCACGCTTAGGTGCTGCAGATCGAGTATTAGCGCATAACGGGATTGGGTACGATTATCAGGTCCTAGACAAGCTTTACCCCTCATGGAAAAATGGACAAAATCCGATTTTGGAAGATTCAATCGTAATGAGTTCCGTAATCTTTCCAGATCTCAAAGAGAAAGACTTTATGGCACGGAAGGCCGGTGGATGGAAGATTTTAGGCAAATGGTCACCTACCCCAGAGAAGATGGGTGGTATTATAGGCAGCCACAGCCTGAAGGCTTGGGGCATCCGTTTGGGTGAGTTCAAAGATGACTACGACCCCCGCACTGAGACAGGCTTAGATCTTTCAGTCTCAATGGCGTGGAAGCTCGTGGGCTGGACCTCACGCATGGATGACTACTGTGTACAGGATGTACTGGTCACTGCAGCTCTTGTGGGCCTCTTAGAGAGCAAGCAGTACAGCCAGCAGTGCCTAGACCTAGAGCACGCCTTCGCTACCATCATGGCCCGACAGGAGCGCCGAGGGTTCACCCTTGACGTGGAAGCTGGCCGCCGGTTGGAGCAAGAGCTGCTGGTCCGTCAGGCAGAGCTAGAAGATGAGCTACAGGCGCAATTCCCTCGCTGGTATGAGGCGGACAGCACTGGGGCTGACCCTGAGGTTGCCTACAGGATGCCTAAGGTCAAGAACGGCCCACGGCATGAGACTGCAGGCGCTGCCTTCACTAAGGTACGCTGCTGCACGTTCAACGCAGGTTCCACTGCACAGATAGCCGCACGTCTTATGGCGCTGTACGGCTGGGTCCCTACGGTTGTCTCTGCGACCGGTGAGCCCTCATGTACTGATGAGATCCTAGCAACACTATCTTACCCTCCTATAGCTGCGCTCCGAGAGTACCTCGTGATCGCTAAGCGATTAGGTCAACTGTCCCACGGGACCCAAGCGATCCTAAGGAAGGTGAAAGATGATGGACGTGTTCATGGACGTGTTAAGACAAATGGTGCCTCTACTGGGCGGTGTACTCACAGCAATCCTAACGTGGCGAACACACCTTCTGTCGGGGCTGCATACGGCCATGCATTTAGGAGCCTATACACTGCAGGTAGTGGCTATGTTCTTGTTGGTAGTGACGCTAGTGGTCTGGAGCTGCGCTGCTTGGGGCATTACATGGCTCTCTATGACGATGGCGCGTATAGCGCAGAAGTTGTAGGTGGTGACGTGCACTGGCTCAACCTGCAGGCTATCGGTATCGCAAAGGGTCCTATGGATAAGAACAATCCTAACCACAAGCAAGCTAGAGCGCTTGGTAAGACGTGGACGTATGGTTACCTGTACGGTGCTGGTGAGTCTCTGTCTGGTGTTCACTACGGCGCAGCCCTCGCGGCCTATGAAGGTAGGGACAACCCCTCACCCAAAAATGGCAGAAAAAGTCGGACGGCATTCAAGGCCAACCTCCCTGCCCTTAAGACCCTAGAGGACAACGTGAAGGCGAAAGCTAAAGCGACTAAGGTCATCAAGGGATTGGACGGAAGGCTTGTGCCTATACGTAGCGAACACTCAGCGCTAAACGCTCTGCTGCAGTCAGCGGGGGCTATCATTATGAAGCAGGCACTTGTCTGTTTGGATGAAAGCCTTGCCCGGCTTGGCCTGGAGGCCGGTGTGGACTATGAGTTCGTTGCCAATGTGCACGATGAATGGCAGGTCGAGGTGAAGGATGGAGACCTACCCCAGTTGGTAGCTGATGAATCACTCAAAGCTTTTAACAAAGCTGGTGAGATACTAAAATTGAGGGTGGCTATAGATGGAGAATCCAAGGTTGGAAGAAACTGGGCCGAGACTCACTAAGCAGTGCAGTAAGTGCCTCATGGTTAAGTTGCCCTCTGAGTTCCATAAGAGTAAGGGGAAGAAGTTTGGTCTGCAGCACTACTGCAAGACTTGCAGGCTAGGTGAGGACTTTCAGCGTAGGTACGGCATCACTATGGATCAGTGGAATCAGATGTTTATTGATCAGTGCGGACGGTGCGTGATCTGTGAGGTAGACCTACCCCCTATGGGTAAAGGTGTACACACGGATCACTGCCACACACACGGTGCTGTCCGTGGACTGCTGTGCAGCCACTGCAACACAGGCCTAGGTACGTTTAGCGACAACCCCAACATACTACGCAAAGCAGCGGAGTACATCGAAGACAACGTGGAGAAGGTATATGAAAGACATATTCCTATGGATGGCTTTGGCGATAGTGGTTTACGTGGTTATGGCGCTAGGCTCAGGGGCCGATGGTCACGAGGCCGTAGTTATAGACGTAGCAAACGGTAACGGTGTGCTGGCTCAGATCTGCACATCATACGCCAAAGAAAAGTATCCCAATGACCCCGAGGCAGCCAAGGTAGAAGCACAAGAGTGCTACGACTGGGCAGCTCGAGAAATGTACCCAAAGGAGTATACGCATGAGCATTCGTAAGAAGATCAAAATTGTAACGGAGTGCGTGACGTGCTCACTGGTAGCAGCAGCCATAGTGGTTGCTCTATTAACAATCATCGTAAGCTTAGGGAGTGTGTGATGCAGAACATTAGACTGGACTACTACGCAGCACGCCTGTGTATGGCAGCCGCATCTGATAAGCCCATGGAGCGCGTTGTTAACCTGATGGATAACCACATCGAGACAGTTGATAAGTCTGGCGTCAAGGTCTACGTGGGAGATACACCGAGCCATAACGTGGCTGTGTTTGACATGCACCAAGACCTCGGTAAGGTTACATTCAAGCAGATCATGCAGTCCATCAAGGATGCACCGACTGATCAGAATGAGAACCCTTACCAGATCTCTAAGCCTCTGTACGACAAGTGGGCGTTCGTAGGCCCTTCAGCCTATTCTGCAGTCAACACCATCCACTACGCGCAGGCTTACGATGATAAGAGGACCAAGCCGTGGATGTTCACGGGTCATGGTACGGGTGGACAACTGGCTCAGCTGGCAGCTGCATCGTACATGCCTGCCACACTGATTACCTTTGGATCACCCAATGCTGGTGGTGATCTGCTGCTTAAGGCTGTGGATGATGCCTGCATGTGGACCCGATGGGAAGTAGTTGGTGACTGGACGGCGAAGCTACCGTTGCGCCTATGGAATACCAAGGGCGGGTGCAGCCGGTACATCACAGAAGATGGTGAGCTAGAACTAAAGCCTCAGTCTACATTCTTTAGACCACAGGACTGGTTCCAGAGAGCCCCGATTAACCTCTATCACGATTGGATAGAAGAAGCGTTACAGAACTAGGAGTAAGGTATGAGGACAGCACTAATAGATGCAGACATCGTTGCGTTTCAAGCAGCGGCTCGCCATGAGACTTGGACGGACTTCGGACGCACTGTTGGTGACCTGTCCGAGGCGCAGGCTGACGTGGATGAGATGATAGATAAGCTGATGGCAATGACAGGTAGCACTAGGTCTATACTGGCACTGACCTGTAAGCAGAAGAACTTCCGCAAGGATATACTTCCCACTTACAAGTCCAACCGAGCTGGTACAGTAGACCGTAGACCTGAGATGCTTCAGGCCATGAAGGACTACATGACGCTCAACTATCACACGGACGTGCGCCTAGGCCTAGAGGGTGACGACGTGCTGGGTATCCTACAGGGTAACCACATAGACACCATCATCATCAGTGAGGACAAGGACCTGAGGACCATAGCTGGTTCCCTGTACGCTCCCCACAGACCAGAGGTAGGTGAGATAGAGATCACTAAGCTACAGGCTGACGCATTCTTATGCTATCAGACCATCGTAGGTGACTCTACTGACGGATACAAAGGTGCAACAGGTGTTGGGCCTAAGAGCCTGTACGCACAGGAAGTCCTTTTGTGCGACAAGGAAGAGCTCTGGGACATAGTGCTTGAGGCCTATGGTAGCGTAGGACTAAACGAAGATGAAGCGTTAGTGCAGGCACGTTGTGCACGCATACTGACAGCTGACCATTACAACGAGCGCACAGGTGAAGTGATCCTGTGGACACCGGAGGATATGCTATGAGAAGTATCAATGATCCAACCCCCGATGAGTGGGACTCAGTGCGAGCAATTATAAATGCTAAGGTGCCTGAGCCTAAGTGGACCAGACTGGATCGTAAGGACCAGCCAGAGGTAGGCACCCGTGAGTGGTATCAGGATAAGTCCCCGTTCAAGGAGGGCTTCTACAAGGGCGGCCGCAAGGTTGCTAAGTTCGATGGCAGCGGGAACCCTAAGGCTCGTGTGGGCTCCTTAAAGGCCCCTCTCCACCTCGTACCGCCAGCCCTTAGCATTGGGGTAGCTTACGCTTTAAAGGACGGAGCGGCCAAGTACGGAGCTTACAACTGGCGTAGTGAGGAGATCAATGTATCTACATACGTTGGTGCTATGTTGCGTCACCTGTATGCCTACCAAGATGGTGAGGATGACGCGCAGGACTCTGGGCTCAACCACGTGGCTCACGTAGCCTCCTGCTGTGCCCTGCTTATGGATAGTAAGGCCCACGGTAACCTTGTGGATGACAGAAGCACCGGACCAGCTGCTAGTGTACTTAAGGAGATGTTATGAGCAGCATGAACCCCACACCGGACAACTACTTCGAGCCAGACCTTAGCTCCATCGTCCCACAGCAGGAGCATATAGTTAATATGTTCCCTGAGATGCAGTATTGGACTCACCCTGATGACCTGATCCTACCCCCCGCAGTATGCGAGAACGGACAGCACACAGGCAATCCCCACTGCCCCGTGATAGAGACACCTGACGTAAGCGCAGTGCCCCTGCCAGCAGCCTTATGGTTGTTTATGTCAGCAGTGGTGGGGCTAGTTTGCGTAAGGAGAAGGAAATGAAGCTACCTGATACAGACATATCCCCACTGATGTGGATTGAGCTAGACGATGGTATAGGTGCTATACATAGTGCCACCATCATGTGCATCATACCGGACACCAGTGCCCCCAAGACCAAGAGCCTGATGATCACTACGATGTTCCCCGATGGGATCACAGTGAAGGGCAAGGCCATGGACGTACTGATGGGCTGGTGGGAGTTGATCCAGCAGGGTGAGGATGAGGATGAACTGGAGATAGATGGCATGACCTACCAGACCATAGGTGACATCATAGCTGAGCACTTTGCCGAGGACATAGAAGATGAAGTGCTGGACGGACTGAAGCTAGTACCTAAGGATAACGACTGAGCGAAAGACAGATGGGGCCTAAACCCTCATCTGTTTTTTCGATAAAAATAGAATGGCAAACCCGAGGAAGCCCACCACCCCAAAACTTTAAGGCTTCATCTTCACTCGTCTTCCATGTTTCGCTAACATTCTGGCACCATCTTCTAGCCGTCCTGCTATCGAACCATTCCCTTTCTTGCTTGCACGATAGTCGTCATTGTCTAGTAGTTCTACACTAGCCTCTTTCCACCGTCCTGCTATGATGTGTTCACGCGTGTCTTTGCTCCACCCAAGGTCTCCCCTGTATGCTAGGACAATAAGTTCAGCCTGTAGATCCTCTGGATAGGTGTCCCAGTCCTTGAAGTATCCCTTAGCCTGATCCTCGTGCGCCTTG